CTACGATAACCGCGCATTCAACATGGCTATCTGTTCGTCGTTCATGTCATCAATCCACATACCGTAAATTTCATACACCATCTGCGCAGTTTCATGCCCCATTTGGCTGGCTATAAATGCCGGGTTCGCTCCTGCCGTCAACAGCCAGCAGGCAAAAGTATGCCGCGTATGGTACGGATTACGGCGGCGAATACCAGCACGTTTTACTGCTGCATTCCACCTTGCCCCCAAACTGCTTACCGAGTAATAAGGTTTTTGTTTTCCGTTACACACCCTGGGCATGAAAACAAAATGCAGTTTTTGCTTTTCGGTTCTGCCGTACTCCCGATGATAAAAGGTGATTTCGCTTTTGCGATGATGCCCGGTCAGTTTGTATTGCTCCTTCAGTGCTTCAAGAGCAGGCTGCAGTAGTGTTACTGTTCGGATCCCGGCATTTGTTTTTGGGGGACCGAACATATCAAGTATCGTCAGGTTTCTTCTGACATTCACTATTCCCTTTTCGAGATCCACATCCTCCCACGCCAGAGCTGCCAGTTCCCCGTGACGAAGTCCTGAGTAAACGGCAAATTTCCACAAGTTCTGGCTCTGTCCTTTTTCACTTTCCATTAATGCATTGAATTCTGTTTTAGATAACGGATCAGGCTTTATTCTGTTTCGCTGTAATTTTTTTACTCCTTCAAATGGTTTAGTTGATATAAATCCCGACTGATACGCAAAACGCAACAGCGAACAGAGCAGGGCGATATAGTTATCAACTGTGCGCACGGTTCTTCCTTTTTTGTTGGATCTTGGATTATCCAGGTAAAGCGTTTCTCCATGCAGCAGTTCATTCCGGTAGTTTAAGATATCGCTATAACGAATATGTGATATCGGGGTACTTTCACAAATTATTATTCTGAGTGTTTTTAATTGTGATTTCGTTTTCTTCATTGTGTTTGTTGTTAACTCTGTCTCTTTAATTTTTGTCCAGATATCACAAAGCTCTCCGAACGTTTTTATGACTCTCGTTGTCACCATTTTTGCCCCAGTGCTGGACTGGGGAAAACGTCTTAAATACTCAAATTCACCGGAGTTTATTTCATGAACTATCAGCGATCTTAAATTTCCGGCCTTTTTAATATTACTGTTTGTAATCTCCCAGCCTTTTAATGTTTCCCGACATCGTTTTCCTCGAAACATGAACCAGATGCGAATGTATCTACCTCTAATCTCGACACCTGTTGGTAATTTAGACATATCATGAGTCTTTGATAAACTGATTTATCTTTGGATAGTTGTACCAGATAATCCCTCGTTTGCTGTCTGGCTTACCTAAAGGAGATACTCGTTTGAAGTGGAAGCCCTCCACCCAACAGTTCTGGCGGTATGCTTCAATTTGTCTGGCCCCCAGACCAGTGCGAAGCATCAGGCCGTATTCAACCATCCACTCTTCATTAAAGATTACTTGTGCCATCGCATCACCTCTGGCAGGCGCCAATGTTAGACTGAAATTGACGCCCGATGTTGATTATTAATAATCAGCTATGAAGTTTTAATTTGAATACAATGCAATTCTCGAGGACTGAAGTTTCTCGCAATTAAAATTTATCAGTTTTACTTTCTGCTCTCTGGAAACGCCTGCTTCTTTTTTACCTGAGAGCATTTTTTCGCATTCTGATTTCGTTAGTTCAGATTTTGAATATCTTGTCCAGTTAGTAGGAGTGCCACCTTCCTTTTCAATAGTGGCGGTAATTTTATACATGAACACCTCCATTATTATTTCCAGTGGTTCGTTTATTCCATCTTTCGAGTGCTTCTTTTTCACTTCCACCATAACCGGTTCGGGATTCGCATCCGTTACACTTCGCTCGGTAATATCCTGAAATGGCTTTCACCGTTACTGATGGACAACCACAAAATGGACATGGTTTAACATTGTCATATCTCATAATTTTTCTCATAAAAAATATTTCAAGTTGGCGGTGCATTACACCGCCAGGCTGAATTATTCCTCTGAATTATCGATTACACTGTATTCCCCGGTTAATACAGAGGAATCTGCAGGATCGATTGTCAGTGGTTCCTTTTCATCCATTGATACTGCACGCTGGATCTCAATTGATACGGGCAGATATTTGAACAGGCGACGAATAGCCGTTTTCTTTGCCATTTCTTCCCAGTGAGTTACCCACGGCCCGTTATTACCAGCTTTACTCAGGCTGCGCACCAGCTCAATCTGTTTGCGCGTCATAACTTCAAACTGAGTACCTCCGTCTTTCAGTCTTGCGACAGCATAGACGTGGGTAACCGGGGCATCTTCGTTTTCTCCCGGGCGGTGTATTAACTTTTCATCAAGGCCAAATTCGAAGCTAAACTCGTCACCTTCACGGACAACACGGGCTGACAGGCTGGCGATTTGACCAGAACGGCGAGCCAGATCAATCATGCCGCGATAGCCAATGATTAGCTGAACGTTCTTTTTACCGCTCTTTTCGTTTTTATTACCAAAAGGCAGTAAATATGCATGACCGAGGGCGCTACCTGGCTCAAGTCCGAGCTGTGAACACTGTACGATCGCACTGACAAAACTCATAGTGTCACAGTTTCCTAACGCCGGAACTTTACGAATTTCTGTGGTGGCGATACGGATCATACGTTCAGCCGTCATATGGCGTGGAAGAGCTGCTGCCAGTTGCTCTTTCATTGATGGCTGGTTAATAAAACTAATCACGTCGCTATTTTTAACTGCTGCTGGTGCACGGTTTCCCTGAGTTTTTTGCAGATCGGCTTTTGCGATTGGTGGTTGCTTAGTCATTTGCATATTCCTTAGCCCAGCGGGGCAGTGATAATGTCTTAATAGCTGGCCATTCATCGGTATTCAGGCAGTCAGACAGGGTTCGCAGATTGCGGTGATATTCCTGTTGACCTGCCAGTTTTGCTTCTTCGCCCATCATGAAAATTTCAACCGGATAACGTCCGCATTCAATAGTTGTGCTGGCAACCAGAAAAACGAAAGTTGGCTGCACTCCAAACTGTGCTTCATAACCGTCACTGTAGAATGCATCCTGAACGTGATAGCGGTAGTCGTAATAAGCGGTTTTGAATCGTTGAATATCCGCCGTAGTTTTCACGTCCATGATCCAGTGAAATTCAGGGATAATTTTGTCCGGACGGCACCGACACAAAATTCCTGTTTCAGGATCTTCCCAGTAAATTGATGATTCAGCGTGTCCGGCGCTTTCAACAAGCCATTGCCCCAGCGGCAAAGCCATAACGCTTTGATACATGAGTTCAATTTTCCGGCCTTCTTCCGCAGTGATAACCGTTTTTCCTGTGCTTGCGCATTCCATCAGAAACGCTTTCTCTTCTTCTTTTCCGGCGTTTGTACGGCGGTTAAATTCAGGTGCTACGATAAAGCGGTTACTGAATTCTTCCGGTTCAAGTACCCGGCAGTGGAAAGCAGTTCCTAAATCGAGCGTTTTTGTCTTTGTGGTGTCCACGGGGGCATTTTTACGCCACAAATATAGTGCCGGAGTATCAGCAATGTCATCGAGCTGAGACTTACTGATACCGGGACCCGCGTGGTAATTCTCATTCGAAATTCCGTAATAAATACCTGGCTCTATGTCTTCTACGATTACGGGATCTGCGACTTCGCCAGTTTCATCACTGCAATCGTGATGCGGATCGCTGCCAGCATTCTCATTGTGCGGATGTTCAGCGCCTTCCATTTCCTCCGGATCATTTTCCTTAGCTTCAACCTGACTCTCTTCATCGAATGTTTCCTGGTATGTTGCGTCGCCCATCACCGCACCACAGTCAGGGCAGTTATCCCCGCCAGTCTGGCCGCAGGCATTGCAGGCTATTTCCGGTTCCTGTTGCACTACTGGCTCAGGTTGATTCATATCTGGGCTGGTTTTTTCCGTTTCTGGCTGGTTCTGGTACACACAATCGCGAGTCTGGATCCCCTTTACCCATTTCGGATCGTTCGGGTCGCTAATTCCGTCAACAAATTCACCACGTGATGCAGCAAGCAATTTATCGGCATCGACAGGATTTTTTGATGGAATGTTTTTCCGGGCTTCATGGAGTTCTGCCCGCAGTTCCTGATATTTCGCATCAACAGAATTTACCTGTGACTGAGCATCCAGCGGCTGCGTGTCCTGATGATGTTCAGTTGCGTCCGGTTCCATTGTTTCAGCTTCTCCCTGTTCAACTGCCGTTGTTCCAGATGGTTGCGGTTTTTCTTCATCATCCTGTTTTCCTTCTTCTGTTACTCGCTGCGGCATCGGGGCAGAGGAGCGACCGCAGGCAATATCCACGATTTCCGGATCAGGGTTGGCATGATCGGTTTCAGTCAGTACTTTGTTCAGATATTCAGTGACGTGCGCGGGGATGACCTCGATCCCAATTGGTGCTTCTTTTACGGACGCAACCACGATGGCGCGGGAATAATCCAGCCCGCCAGGCATGGTGATGAATTTGTCGCGGAAAACAGAAAAGGGCGGTTTATTTTCAGCGATAATTTCCTCAATGCGTTTAGCGTGTGCCGGATGAAGGTTATAGATGTCCAGATCCATTGAACGGGCCAGTACGCCAGTGGCTACGTCGCGCGCCAGTGACGTCAGATCGTGTACGAAACCTTCGCCGCGATCGGTGAGGTTTCCGCCGCCAGCATTAGCACCGGAAGCCGTGCGAGTGATGTGTGAAACACGATTACCCTTCATCCACTCTTTTGTCAGCAGTCCTCGATCGGTGTAGTCAGCGTTCAGGTATGCTTCGAAAAAAGCAGTTATCAGTCCCAGGTTTGAATTACCAGGATTAGGGAAAACTTTGTCAGTGTCACGAACCAGTTTGTGGAGTTCGCGAATTTCCAGCGGGTCGAGCAGGCTGGTTTTGTGGGAAACAGCCAGGGCAGTAACAGCCGGTAGTTCTTCAGCCCGAGCAATGTGTAATGCCTGGAGTCCGTCGCGTGAAACGTGCGTTACCGGTTTTTCGCTGCCGTGTTGAGCAAGCCAACGAATGGGCAGTTCCTGGCCAGAAATTGGGATTAGCATATTCTCCTCAATCTCAGTCATGTCTTCGCCGTTGACGTTGGTATTGCCTTGATAATGAGCGTTGTCTGGTGCTGCTCCCGGTTTTAGTTCCCATGTCATGGAGTCTTTGCTGAGTTGATAGCGTTCACTCCAGGTAAAATCGATCTCACCTTCAGCGGGCAGGTCATTAACGACAGGAAAATTCGTGGCAACAGCTTTAAAATAGCTGCTCAGTTTTTTACCTGACTTAACGATCAGGTAGTCCAGAGTGGCACAGGTCGATTCAAAATCGTTGCTTGCCCACAGGACGACGTCAGGTTCACCGGATGATTTTTTCGCTTTCCGTAACAGGAAGAGTGGTTTTGTGCTCATTGTTTTTTAACCTCAACTCAGATTAAAATTCGTTTTGTTCAGTGAATGATCTTGCCGGATACACACTGTTCATAGCCTGCGCCATACGCAGGCTATTTCTTTCAGATTTCACCTTTTAATTTCATTGCAATTAGAGTTGCCAGAAATTCGGCTTTTTTTTCTGCGGGCAGATTCTTTCCGATATGCACCAGGCACATTTTTTTGACACCTTCATCAAGTGTTTTTACGTTGCCTGATGGACCATCGATATCAACCACAGTGAATGGGGTTTCTTTATTTTCTGTTTTAATTACGTAGCCAATGCGCTTTCCTTCCAGATTCACCTCGTGAACAATGTCATCGGTAGTTACAACAGTGGCTTCATAATTGGTAATCATGTTTTTCTCCTTAATTAAGGTTGAGCGAATACCTGCCATTTCTGGCATAAATTCAGTTTCGAATAGTCAATTAATTAAAGTTCATGTGCCATCTGGTCTTTTTCGGCACAAGCTTCACTGCAATATTTTCTCGGTTCGTCTTTTGATAAAATCCCGTGCATGAAGTGAAGCATTCTTTCAATAGCTTTGCTTTCTTCAACGTCTTTTTTGCAAAGGTGGTAAGCACATTTTATTTTCTTAGTCATCACCATGACTCCGCCTTTACAGGTAAACCATCACGACCGAGGAAGACTTTAATCATGCGGTCAGTAATGCATGTTTTTGTGGTCAGGTTACGAATATATAGTTTTCGCTTTTTAATATTGTTTGCCGAGGCAATATATGTCCGGCCTTCATGAAGAACATAATCGCCAGGAGTCACACACTGACGTGGTATTTCATCAGTTCCGAAGTGATGTGCAATCATAATTATCTCCATTTTTACAAATGAACTTTGTTGATGCGGTGCCTGGTGCCTCCAGGTGACTGCAACCAGTTAACAATTACAGTCGGCTTTCCCACCCAAACCAATAAGGACTAACATGACTTTTAACTGTGCCACGTGCGCTTAGCCGCATTCACCGCATCACAAAATTCACTTTAAAAAGGGCGGACATCAGCCGAACTTCAAGAAAAAAACTGATGCCGCCAGGACTACACACAGCAATGTCGTTATTTACAACCGGAGGCGCACTCCCACCATTTAAATTTAACAGACAAGACCGACTCTTTATGGATATCGGAAATGCGCCTTCGTGTTGTGCCCGGTTTTATTTCACCACCTCCGGGCTTCGGTGGTCTCGGCTATACCCCTACAGCGAGAGCTTGTGTTAACATTTCAATACCCTTACAGTTGAGAGTTATTGATATGTTGGATGTATTTACTCCATTGTTGAAACTTTTTGCTAACGAGCCACTCGAAAGACTTATGTATACGATTATCATTTTTGGTCTCACTCTCTGGCTGATACCGAAAGAGTTTACTGTCGCATTCAATGCTTATACTGAAATACCTTGGCTCTTTCAGATTATCGTTTTTGCCTTTTCTTTCGTGGTCGCCATTTCCTTCTCAAGATTGCGAGCACATATTCAAAAGCATTATTCATTACTACCAGAGCAACGAGTATTGCTTCGTTTATCTGAGAAAGAAATCGCTGTATTTAAAGATTTCCTTAAAACAGGAAATCTTATTATCACTTCTCCTTGCCGTAACCCGGTTATGAAAAAATTAGAACGGAAGGGCATCATTCAACATCAGAGTGATAGCGCAAACTGTTCTTATTATCTCGTCACCGAAAAATACTCCCATTTTATGAAGTTATTCTGGAACAGCAGGAGTAGACGTTTTAATCGTTAGCTTACTGTGTGCTTCTCCAACCATCGGCGCGCACCATTTTCGGTTTTAAACGTTTTGCTTTTTGTATACGTCATTGCGGTGAAGGTGCCGTCCTGGTTTGGAAACACGCCGTACACCAGAGATTCGTTGTTGCCAAGATCGATAGTATCCATGCTGACCTCATTTCCCCTTAACGCCGGGGTAGCGGAACAAAAACCTGCTGCATAGTTATTAAAGTTGAACCCTGCCGTCATGTTCTTACGCCTCGGGCTGGCTACTTAACCCCTGACCACTGCCTGGTAACTCGAAGTATTGCCCGGCGTTCTGTGGGGCGGGGTGGGTGGTATGCTGGAACTATAGGTAATGCCTAATTGATTGTCAATAGGCTATGCCTAATGTTTTGAGCGTAACCTAATAGGTGATGGCGACAGCAGAAAGTGATGGGGGGGTTAAATAACGGAATCCAGGAGTTTTCCGTCAGACCATATAAGTTTAAGTTCCAGTTTTTGTGATGTTCTGGCTTTTCCGTTCAGATTCAAGAGCTTTCAGATACTTACCCACTTTCATTTCCATCGCTGCTATGTAGGCGCGAACATCGTGGTCAACCCAATCTGGTTCTGTAGCATTTCCAGATAACAGGAAAGCTACAATCGCTCTTATTTCATCAGAGGCTGCTTGATAAAGGTTGTTTATATCTAAAAGTTCACTTTTTGTATCTGAATTGGTGGGGGTTGGTATGGGGTATTCGTTAAGCCCCCAATGCTCTGGACCAACAACATCAGAAAAGAAACGCCATAATTCTGGAAGTTTATCTTTACTTATAGAGCCTTTCTTAATCCAGTCATAAATTGATGGTGGTTGGACTTTAAAGTGGCGTGCGACCTCCGCCTTTGATTTGACGGATCCCGATGCGATTTTTTTGTTAATGGCCTGCTCTATCGCTCGGCCTAAGTCTTTACCACTAAGCATTGCTTAATATTCTCCTATGCGCATTACATTAGGCAATCCCTACCCTTACTGCATTAGGCATAGCCTATTGACAATTGCGTTAGGCGTCGCCTAATATTTCTGTGTGTTTTTGGAGTTCATTCGATGAAAAAAGAGAACTATTCATTCAAGCAAGCTTGTGCTGTTGTCGGTGGGCAATCAGCAATGGCTAGGCTTTTAGGTGTATCACCTCCAAGCGTAAATCAATGGATCAAAGGGGTACGTCAATTGCCTGCCGAGAGATGTCCAGCAATTGAACGTGCAACAAGAGGTGAGGTTCTGTGCGAAGAACTTCGTCCTGATATTGACTGGTCATATTTACGACGTTCGGCATGTTGTTCGCAGAATATGTCAGTGAAGCAACTAAATGACAGTAACAAATCCTCATTTGATCATACCTGAAACATCAAGAGGCAAATGATTCATGAAAATCAAGCATGAGCACATCGAATCAGTGTTGTTTGCCCTAGCAGCCGAAAAAGGGCAGGCATGGGTAGCCAATGCAATTACTGAAGAATATCTGCGCCAGGGGGGCGGCGAATTGCCCCTGGTTCCAGGCAAGGACTGGAACAATCAGCAGAATATCTATCACCGTTGGTTGAAAGGTGAAACGAAAACGCAAAGAGAAAAAATTCAGAAGCTGATCCCAGCAATTCTGGCAATCCTTCCGCGCGAGCTGCGTCACCGACTCTGCATCTTCGATACCCTGGAACGCCGTGCATTACTGGCGGCGCAGGAAGCGTTAAGTACGGCAATTGATGCGCATGATGATGCAGTCCAAGCCGTTTACCGGAAAGCGCATTTCAGCGGCGGCGGTTCTTCCGACGATTCTGTCATTGTTCATTAAGCAAAAGTTTCCATGCTGTTTGTGCTTATTCTAAGCCACCGGGCAGCATCATACGGGGCAATTATGGCCGCATTACCATACATGCAACTGTACATAGCTGATTACCTGGCTGACACCATGCATTTGTCAGCAGAGGAGCATGGTGCGTATTTGTTGCTGATGTTCAATTACTGGCAAACAGGAAAGCCAATACCTAAAAACAGGCTGGCAAAAATTGCCCGTCTGACTAACGAGCGATGGGCTGATGTTGAACCATCCTTGCAGGAGTTTTTTTGCGATAACGGCGAGGAATGGGTGCATCTTCGGATTGAGGAAGATCTGGCATCAGTCAGGGAAAAATTAACCAAAAAATCAGCCGCAGGAAAAGCATCTGTTCAGGCCAGAAGAAGCAGAAAGGAAGCAGATGTTCAAACAAAACAAGAGAGAAATTTAACAGGTGTTCAAACAGATGTTGAAGTGGTGTTTGAACATGATGTCAACACAAAGGCAACTAATAAAGATACAGATAAAGATCTAAAAACAGATCCCCCCCTAAATCCCCCCCGGGGGAATCGAGGTGTCAAAAAGTTTGACCCTCTGGATATTACTTTGCCGAACTGGATTTCTGTCTCGCTTTGGCGTGAGTGGGTTGAATTTCGCCAGGCATTGCGAAAACCGATTCGAACGGAGCAGGGCGCTAACGGGGCGATACGGGAGCTGGAAAAATTCCGCCAGCAGGGTTTTTCACCTGAGCAGGTGATTCGACACAGCATCGCCAATGAATACCAGGGCTTGTTCGCGCCGAAAGGTGTTCGACCTGAGACGTTACTCCGACAGGTTAACACCGTCTCGTTACCGGATAGTGCGATCCCGCCAGGCTTCAGGGGGTAACTGACCATGAAAAATATTGCGACAGGCGATGTTCTTGAACGTATCCGCAGACTGGCCCCGTCACATGTAACCGCGCCATTCAAGACGGTAGCGGAGTGGCGCGAGTGGCAACTTTCCGAAGGCCAGAAACGTTGTGAGGAGATCAACCGTCAGAATCGTCAGTTGCGGGTGGAAAAAATTCTGAATCGCTCTGGCATCCAGCCATTGCACCGCAAATGCTCGTTTTCGAATTACCAGGTGCAGAACGAAGGGCAGCGATACGCGTTGAGTCAGGCGAAATCCATCGCTGATGAACTGATGACCGGGTGTACAAATTTTGCGTTCAGCGGAAAACCTGGTACCGGGAAGAACCACTTAGCGGCAGCTATCGGGAATCGCCTGCTGAAAGACGGTCAGACAGTGATTGTGGTTACCGTGGCTGATGTTATGAGTGCCCTGCACGCCAGCTATGACGATGGGCAGTCAGGCGAAAAATTTTTGCGGGAACTGTGCGAAGTGGATCTGCTGGTTCTTGATGAAATTGGCATTCAGCGCGAGACGAAAAACGAGCAGGTGGTACTGCACCAGATTGTTGATCGCCGGACAGCGTCGATGCGCAGCGTGGGGATGCTGACAAACCTGAACTATGAGGCCATGAAAACATTGCTCGGCGAGCGGATTATGGATCGCATGACCATGAACGGCGGGCGATGGGTGAATTTTAACTGGGAGAGCTGGCGTCCGAATGTCGTCCAGCCAGGAATTGCGAAGTAATTTTTACCGGGAGAAAAATTTAATGGAGACTGTTTTTGACGCACTGAAAGCAATGGGAAAAGCCACATCCATAGAACTTGCTGCGCGACTTGATATCAGTCGTGAAGAAGTGCTGAACGAACTATGGGAACTGAAAAAGGCTGGTTTTGTTGATAAAAGCGCGTACACCTGGCGTGTGGCTGATAACAATGTTCAGCAGGAACAGCCAGCGCAGGCAGAACTGCCGGAAGAAATCACCACAGCAACAGTAGCGAAAATCTCAGAGTGCGATTTAACCGCGACGATTGAACAACGAGGACCACAAACGGCTGATGAGCTGGCTACATTGTTTGGTACCACATCACGCAAAGTGGCTTCAACGCTGGCAATGGCAATCAGCAAAGGTCGTCTGATTCGCGTAAATCAGGGCGGTAAATTTCGTTACTGCATACCGGGCGATAATTTACCAGCAGAGCCGAAAGCAGCATCGGTAGCGGAAACTGATGGTAAGGCCTTTCCTCAGACCGCAGGTGTTGCGTTACCAGTACAGGAGGCTGCAACACAGGAAGATATTAAAACAGAAACTGTGGCGGACATTGTGCAGTCGCTGCCATCGTTTACTGAAACGCGAGCGGATGACCTGGTTTTACCATCACTGCATATGGCAAACCGCGAACTGCGTCGGGCGAAAAATCATGTCCAGAAGTGGGAGCGTGTCTGCGCCGCGCTGCGTGAGTTGAACAAGCACAGGGATATTGTACGACAGATTACTGATTCTTCCCGCCATGTTGCATCGGAAAAGTGATTGCCGGAGGCACCTATGGCAAAAGTATTTACACAAGAAGAGCGGGAAAAAATTAAAGGACAGGTTCTTGAACTCGTACGCCAGAGTGGGCGCGAGACGTTACGACAACTGGAAGCTAAAACTGGGGCAACAAGATATCTGATGAGCGTTCTGGCCAGAGAGCTGGTTGCCAGTGGCGATGTATACAATTCTGGCTACGGGTTATTCCCGTCTGAACAGGCTCGTAAAGACTGGCAAAATGCCCGCAAAAAATTATCGAGGGCAAAGCTGAAGAAACCGGTTGTGGTTGATCCGGACCTTATCTGGTCGTTACCTGACGGAGAAATACGTCGCTACGACAGTCGCCTAAACATAATCTGTCGCGAGTGCCGGAAGAGTGAAGCTATGCAGCGTGTACTGGCTTTCTATCAGGGTAATTTTCAGGAGGCGGTACTGTGAGTGAAATTAGCTATCAGGCTTCAATTACCGCTGGCATTCGCATCAAAGGAGAGGAGCATGGAAATAAAACCAGAGGATGAGTTAAGCAATATCGTTTTATTTCCGGTAAAAGAGGATGACCCTCGTAATCAGGTTAATTTTCTTTATGAGCCATCGGAAAGACCATATTGTCATCACGCCTCTGTCCGGGTTGACGAAAAAGAGCGTCAGGTCCGCTGTAAAATCTGCGGTGCAGTTGTGGAGCCATTTGACTGGATGCTCTCTGTGGCGAAAAGAGAAACCAGACTGGCAGATGATGTAAGGCTCTTGCGTCAGGAGGAGCGGGAAAGGCGAAAAAATATAGAAAAGCTAATTCAGATTGAGCGTAACGCGAAAGCGCGGATACGCAGGGCGACAAAATCCAGAACTGAATAATTAAATTTAGCTCTGTTAAAAATTTAATCCTTAACCGGAGGGATTTCTGCACCCTCAGAACATCAGGAGGCCGCCCGAAAGGGCGGTAGTTAAATGCGAAAGTTTAAAATAATTATTGAAACGGGAATAGCCGGTGGAGATTTCGAGGATGAATTCGAAGTGGATGATGATGCGACGCCTGATGAAATACATGACGAAGCAAAAGATATTTTCTTTAACTACTGCAATTACTCATATCACGAAATAAAAGACGAAGAGGAAGAACAAAATGGCTGATTTTGGTTCAACTAAATACAACGTCAGTTTTGAAGAATGGCATGAACTGTTAATGGACTATGCAGAGTTACGTGGTGGCAGTGCTGCTGATGCTGAAGCATGGCGTGATGATTATGAAGCAGGAAAAACTCCGGTCGAAGCATATTGTGATGAGTGGGGCGATGAATGAGCGAGGTTAATTATCAGGAAGGGCATGAAACGGCGGGGCAAGCAAAAACAGTGGCATGGCGATATCGCTACGTGAAAAAAAAGGCGTTACGGACTTTCAGGGGAAGTAGTGGTCTGGTGACTGGAAATATGTACCGAAAAAAGAGGATTGTAACGACAGGCCGAACTATGAAATTCAGGCCTTATTCACTGCCCCGCCAGTCCCGGTTACATCAGAAGAACTGGTTAAAGCTGTGCACTTTTATGAACAACTAAAACGCGAAAATCCACCAGCATCCGGAAACCTGATTACAGATTCCCAGATAAGGCAATGAGCTACCTGGCGCAGAACGGGCTGATAAGTATGGGGAATGTTTTACGATGAATATTTAGACTAAAGAGTTTGTAACGCTATGTAAGTGATTTTTTCTGGTTTAGATATTTATATGTCCGGCCAAATTGAGGTGTGTTTAAATGTAATTGCACATTGATTGTAGGAGGAATAATGAAAAACGCATTGCAGTTTTTGTTTGTTGCGTTCTGGTTGTTCGTATCATGTATGCCCATCATCTTCACAGCAAGGTATATGGAAAAAGTTGATGTTTTGATATTAATATTTGGATATATAAATGCCCTTTTTTTAGGGGTGTTCATGGCGGTCATGTGCATTGAATACTGGCGGTAAATACAGCGAACGCCATTGGTTTAGTTGGATATTTACTGTGCCGGACAAAAACGGTTTGCGGGGAAATCTTAGTTAAGTAGAATGACTGCGGGTGCTTGAGGCTATCTGTCTCAGGCATGAACACCAAAAGGCAGATAGAGAAAAGCCCCAGTTAACATTACGCGTCCTGCAAGACGCTTAACATTAATCTGAGGCCATATCTATGCGACACATAGAGATTAGCCTCTTACGGACCGAAAGGTCAAGGAGAAGCAGGCTATGAAGCAGCAAAAGGCGATGTTAATCGCCCTGATCGTCATCTGTTTAACCGTCATAGTGACGGCACTGGTAACGAGGAAAGACCTCTGCGAGGTACGAATCCGAACCGGCCAGACGGAGGTCGCTGTCTTCACAGCTTACGAACCTGAGGAGTAAGAGACCTGGCGGGGGAGAAATCCCTCGCCACCTCTGATGTGTCAGGCATCCTCAACGCACCCGCACTTAACCCGCTTCGGCGGGTTTTGTTTTTTCCTGGCATTCTGGTTTACAATTCGCACGTCAGCCTGAACACCTGACACCTGCTGCGCCAGCAGAGAAAACAGATGGCGCACAAAACCAAATTTCACAATTCTGATACCGACCTTGCCATCCGGCATGAGCGGCGTTCACACGCATTTAAAACCGACTGGTACCAACACCCACCATGTACTGAAGAACAGGCCGAATGGCTGATTCATTCTTACCGCAGGCGCGGGTTCGAGGTTAAGAAAGCTCTCAGTCTCGACTATCGGCACTGGATAATCTCTGTCAGGCTGCCTTATTCCGAACGCCCACCACGTCCGTCCCGCACTTTCCAGCAACGGATCTGGAGGTAACGTGCGGGTATTACTTAGACCTGTTCTGGTGCCTGAGCTTGGGCTGGTGGTCCTTAAGCCGGGCCGTGAATCCATACAGATATTTCATAATCCTCGAGTGCTGGTGGAGCCGGAACCGAAAAGCATGCGTAATCTGCCGTCCGGGGTTGTTCCTGCCGTTCGCCAGCCGCTAGTGGAAGACAAAACATTGCTGCCGTTTTTCAGTAACGCACGGGTGATTCGTGCTGCTGGTGGTGCTGGTGCATTGTCTGACTGGCTGTTGCGCCATATTAAATCCTGCCAGTGGCCACACGGCGATTATCATCACAGCGAAACCGTCATTCACCGTTATGGTACCGGCGCAATGGTGTTGTGCTGGCACTGCGACAACCAGCTGCGTGACCAGACATCCGAATCACTCGGGCAACTTGCTCATCAAAACCTGTCAGCATGGATGATTGACGTCATCGGTCACGCAATAAGCGGTACGCAGGAGCGTGAATTATCTTTGGCTGAATTATCCTGGTGGGCGGTCCGCAATCAGGTGGCGGACGCGCTACCGGAAGCGGTATTACGTCGTTCGCTGGGGTTGCGTGCAGAAAAAATCCGCTCAATGTACCGTGAAAGCGACATCGTACCGGGAGAGCAGACCGCCACCAGCATACTGAAACAGCGCACAAAAAATCTTGCGCCGCTGCCTCACGCCCACCAGCAACAGAACCCACCACAGGAAAAGACGGTGGTCAGCATTGCCGTTGATCCTGAGTCTCCGGAATCTTTCATGAAACGACCTAAACGTCGCCGCTGGGTTAACGAGAAATACACACGCTGGGTGAAGACACAGCCGTGTGCGTGTTGTAGTAAGCCAGCCGACGATCCCCATCACCTGATTGGTCATGGTCAGGGCGGAATGGGAACAAAATCCCACGATATTTTCACGCTACCGCTGTGTCGGGAGCATCACAACGAGCTTCATGCGGATCCGCTGGCGTTCGAAGAAAAGCATGGTTCTCAGGTTGATTTAATTTTTCGTTTTCTTGATCACGCCTTTGCAACCGGCGTGCTTGGGTAAAAGGGGTTACTGATGCGTATAGAGTTTGTTTTGCCTTACCCGCCGACGGTGAACACCTACTGGCGACGTCGTGGCAGCACATATTTTGTATCAAAAGCCGGTGAGCGTTATCGCCGTGATGTGGCGCTTATTGTTCGCCAGCAGCGACTGAAATTAAATCTGTTCGGAAGGCTGGCGATCAGGATTATTGTGGAGCCACCGGATAAGCGTCGTCGCGACCTGGACAATATCCTGAAAGCACCGCTGGATGCGCTGACGCATGCGGGAGTGTTAATGGACGATGAGCAGTTTGATGAAATCAATATCGTTCGTGGTCAGCCAGTATCTGGAGGACGTCTGGGGGTGAAGATTTACCCCATAATGCATGAAGAGCAGGTCAAAAAATGAAACTGGAAGATTTACCGAAATACTACTCCCCAAAATCCCCTTGCCTGACCGATGCATCGGCCTCAACGTCAAAAGATGCGCTGAGTATCACTGATGTGATGGCCGCGCAGGGCATGACACAGAATCGGGCTGAGATGGGGTTTTCTGCGTTCCTGGGGAAAATGGGCATCAGTATGAATGACAGGGCGCGGGCAACAGAATTACTGGCAGATTATGCACTCAGTCGGTGCGATCGTGTGGCGGCGTTGAGAAAACTTCCGGCAGAAATAAAACCGGTAGTGATGCGCATTATGGCTACGTATGCGTTTGAAGATTATGCCCGCAGTGCAGCGAGTAAAAAGCAGTGTCCTTGTTGCCGTGGGGAAAAATTTATTGAAAGCGAAGTTTTTACAAACAAGGTTCAGTATCCGGATGGTAAGCCGCCAGTATGGGCAAAGTGCACAAAAGGCGTGTATCCGTCTTATTGGGAAGAATGGAAAAAAATCCGGGAGGTGGTGAAAGTTTCCTGTCCTGAATGTAAAGGGAAGGGAGAGATTTCCACTGCCTGTAAAGACTGCCGTGGGCGTGGTGTTGCCATTCATCGTGAAGAGTCAGAAAAACGGGGTATGCCTGTTATCAGGGACTGCCGGCGTTGTGGCGGTCGTGGCTATGAAAGACTGCCATCAACGGAGGCATTTAATGCCATACGCAAAGTGACGAGTGCTATCACGCTTGATACGTGGAAAAAATCAGTGAAACGCTTTTACGATACGTTGGTGGTTCGGTTTGACATTGAAGAGGCATGGGCGGAGCGGCAGTTAAAGAGGGTAACGCGATAGTATCGTTGATTTTTCCCGAATCTGTGTTAAATTCGCCCTAATGATGGGCGTTTTATGCCTGACGTTAGAGGAATTTTTACAGCCCGCCTCCGAGTGGGCTTTTGTTGATCGTAAAAACAGTATGTATGGTATCTAACAATAGGTGATTCCTGCTTTGATGCAGGATGTGGATATGATACTGTATGTTTGTACACTATCAATATGATCAAATAACCAGTAACCACTTTAAATGAATTGGTATTAAATTAGACTCTTCCCTACTTCATTTGGATAAGAGTTTATGGTTTCTGAAACTGTAACGATTACGTTCTATAAAATTCAAAAATGTGGTTACTACCGTTACGGTGTTGTAAGCCCTGCATTTGGTGGTTGTGACGAGTTGCTCACAGATCTTGCTTTATGGGCAGAAGGGAAAAAACTCAAACAGACAAAGACATATGAAGCAAATGATGAGGTTTTACCTGCTTATCTTCTGGATATGAAACGTGCTGGTGACAATGTGGTTTTGTTGCTCTGGAATGAGGTTCCTTCTACAGATCAAAGTGTTCCATCGGTTCAGGAAGATACAGAATTTGGTACGGACCCAACAGTAATACTTAATTCAATCCAGAAGGGAAGTATTCCTGGTTTTGCTACTTACTTTTGGTTTATTCCATCCATGGATTTAGTGGCTAGCATCAAGTTTAACCATGCTTTGACGGGACAGAAGGCGATGCAATGCTATCTCTATCATTTTTTAAAACAGTCATCAAGCCACGTTGTGGCGGAAAGTGTGGAGAAGGAAGATGGCACGCATGAGGTGGTTATCAAGGGCTATAAAATTAACCCAACAGATGATGTGCTGCCAAAGAAAAAACACTATCCACAGTTCGTAGCTGGTTTAGTAAGAAATCCTGGTAAACATGAAGTTATTAGGCAGAATGCTAATATTGTTTCTAAAATTGAAAAGGTTGTTGAACTTGATGTGTCAAAACCTGACGAGTTTAGCCTGTGGCAAAAACTATTGATTAATATGAATATTAGCCATCCACAAACTGCAAATACCTCAACAAAAATTAGATATGAACTTTCTCCGAATGTTGATATTGATGACATCGAGGGGATGATTGATGATTGGAATAAACATAGCGATACAAACTCTTGTGATTATGGTTTTGTATTTAAAGGAGATCCAACGACATATTGGCTCAGTCGTTCATTAGCACGAACCAAATTCCACTTGAATTTGGAGCGACAGGACGCCGAGTTTGTGTCCTCGGAATCTCTTCTTTCTGAACTTGTAGGCAAAAGGGAGCTCATATTACGCGAGGCGGGAATGTAGATGAAAATCTTAGGTGGAATTTTTCTTATGGTCGTTCTGATTTTTTCTGCCTATTTTGGGAAGAATGTTCCCTTCTCATCCCAGTGGCCTCTTTATGAGGCCCTGCGAACTACAGCATCCATTATCTTTGCAGTTGTGGGAGCTTGGTTTGCGATAATCTATCCTGAACGATTAAAAAAATCATTTAGAGGTGGCAGTTCAGCGAGTGAATCTAATGGCAGTGGGATTACAAGGTTATTTACACCAATTGTACATTCTACTGCTATTTTAGCATCAGTTTTAATTATTGGCGTTGTTGCGCCATTAGTAAAACAGATACCGTTTTTTATAGATCACAAGGACATTTTTAGGGGCGCGTCATATGCCATTTTGGTTTTTTTAACTTTATGGCAACTGTTGACAGTAATTTATAGTCTCATTGGTCCTGATATGGTTAAAAGACATAACTCGTTCCAAGAGAGAGAGAAAGATGCTGCTAATTCTATATTACCTGTCAATAAACGCAAATAACATTTAAGTTAGTAAATTCGTTTCTTGAGTCGAGTCGCCATGTTGATGGTTTTGTATTTATTATAACGAATAACGGGTTCTTTTGATCATTTTATCCGCCGTACTAGGCGGTTTTTTTATTCAGAATTTTGTTTCTTTATGGCTCGCTACGGCGGGCCTTTTTCATATCCGCGCCACGTCCGGCGTACATCGCATCAGATAACACCACACAAAAGGCATCTGCGGGTGTCTTTGACGGGGTGTTTTTTACGGGCCGCTGGTGGCCATTTTTTGTTTCCATTACACAGCGCCCGCATCTGCGAGGTGGGGGTTATGAAATCCATGGATAAGTTAACAACAGGTGTCGCCTATGGCACCTCCGCAGGCAGTGCTGGCTACTGGTTTTTACAGTTGCTCGATAGAGTCACGCCCTCACAGTGGGCAGCAATAGGTGTGCTGGGTAGTCTGGTGTTTGGCCTGTTGACGTATCTGACAAATCTTTATTTCAAGATTAAAGAAGATAAGCGTAAGGCTGCACGGGGAGAGTAATTCAATGACTCAAAACTATGAACTGATTGTGAAAGGGATCCGCAATTTTGAGAATAAAGTTACGGTAACTTTAGCGTTACGGGACAAAAAACGCTTTGACGGTGAAATTTTAGACCTGGACATCTCGCTGGACCGTGTTGAAGGTGCCGCGCTGGAGTTTTATGAGGCAGCAGCCAGAAGAAGCATCAGACAGGTCTTCCTGGATGTTGCTGCCGGGTTATGTGAAGGGGATGAGCAGTCACCGGAAAAGCGCCCCATAATTTTAGAGGCGCAGGGTGTGTGGATAACCTACAAAGGAAAACTGCCGGGAAGAATTACTGGTTCACTGAAGACTCCGCCGAAATGGTAATTTCACCAGCATATTTTTCTTCCAGTAATACCGCCAGCCACTTGAAAGAATTTTGTTGTTGCTGGGACCATTTGGGGTTGAGTGATTCAAGCTGGAGCGATGCCAGTGTTGGTTGCATTTGTTCCTTGGGAATTGAGAATGCCAGATATGAAAATGCGACAGTAAGGGCATTTACATCATCCCGAAGCCTGGAAATGCAGTCGAGCAACTCCTGTAGAGAAATGGTGCTATTGTCCATAAATAATCCTCTCTATTGTATTTAACTATTCCTTGCCTGATTCAACAGGCCGGGACAGATAAACATATCCAGGGTTCAGAAACCGATAAATCCTGATAAATATCCATGAACGCAAAAATCAGATACGGCCTGTCGGCTGCCGTTCTGGCACTGATTGCCGTCGGTGCGCCTGCGCCTGATATTCTCGACCAGTTTCTGGATGAAAAAGAAGGTAACCACACAACGGCATACCGCGATGGTTCCGGTATATGGACCATCTGTCGTGGTGCCACAATGGTGGATGGTAAGCCCGTCATACCGGGAATGAGGCTGTCGAAGGAAAAATGCGACCAGGTTAACGCTATTGAACGTGATAAGGCGCTGGCATGGGTGGAGCGCAATATTAAAGTACCACTGACCGAACCACAGAAAGCGGGTATAGCGTCATTTTGTCCCTATAACATTGGCCCCGGTAAGTGTTTCCCGTCGACGTTTTATAAGCGGCTGAATGCCGGTGATCGTAAGGGTGCATGCGAGGCGATTCGCTGGTGGATAAAAGATGGTGGGCGCGATTGCCGCATACGTTCAAATAACTGCTATGGACAGGTTATTCGTCGTGACCAGGAAAGCGCATTAGCCTGTTGGGGGATAGATCAGTGAGCAGAGTCGCCGCGATTATTTATGCTCTGGTTATCTGCATCATCGTCTGCCTGTCATGGGCTGTTAATCATTACCGTGATAACGCCACCGCCTACAAAGAGCAGCGCGACAAAAATGCCAGAGAACTGAAGCTGGCGAACGCGGCAATTACTGACATGCAGATGCGTCAGCGTGATGTTGCTGCGCTCGATGCAAAATACACGAAGGAGTTAGCTGATGCGAAAGCTGAAAATGATGTTCTGCGTGATGATGTTGCCGCTGGTCGTCGTCGGTTGCACATCAAAGCAGTCTGTCA